TGCTAAACATACTACACCTGTGATAATTCCTATCCATTCTCCTATCATTCCCATATCATTCTCCTATATGAAAATTCAAGGCTATCAGATTTATTCTTCTTTTGAAAGGTTTTCTGTTGTTACTTTGCGGTAATAAACGACTACATCTTTGAGTTCCGTGATGTATCTTTTGATCTCTTGCATATTGTATGCCATGACTTCATAGTCAGGAATTGTCATTGCAAGAAACACCAACTCACCTTCTTGTTTCTCTATTCTTGCCAATTGATCTTCCCAGTTATCAGGTGTAACAGTCATCCACTGCAACTCTTTAAGATCAATTTCTCTAGGCATGACTGGTTGCACAATCTTGCGTTCTATAGGTTTTGCGGTTACTTGTATTTCTCTAGTTGGTAATAGACTGCAACTGCAAGCCATCATCAAGACCGTCAACATCACTGCTGATTTGCTCAATGTTTTCCATGATATGCTTTGTACCATTATTTATTTTCCTCTCCATTTCTACAGGGTCAGCAAGTATCTTAGATGCTAATTCGTAGTTTTGTATAAACTGTGTATATCTATTCAATTCTTTTTGTGCAGCTTGGCTTTTGACTGTCAGGTCTTGCAGTTGTTGTGTTTGCAATTCAAAGTCAGCTTGTATGGATGCTATGGCTTCTTCTTGTGTTGCAACTGCGCCCTCTAACGCTGCATTGTTGGCTGTAAGTATTTGATTTTGACTATAGAAATAGTAAGTAGCTAAACCTAGCATAATAATAATTCCAACTAGAATCTGTTGCATTACATATCCTCAATAATGTAATTTAGTCCACCTGCACTTCTATACTCTATAACTTTATTGTCTAAATTGCGAAATTTAAGATGGTTTTCTTTTTGCACAAGAATTTTTTTGCATACATAAACCTTGTCGTCTGCATCACCATATTCTTTGTTAAAAGAGACTCTTACTTGATAGCGTTGTTGAAATAAACTAATAAACCAATCAATTAATTTTTTTATTTCCATGTGAATATATTAAGTGCTTTAGCTTTACCCTTGACCATTATAGGCTCTAAAGGTTGCAAATGGTAACCACAGTAAGCTTCTGTTTGTTCGCCAATAAGCAAATCAACGCCCCTATCTTTTGTGGCGCTTTCTAATCTAGCTGCTGTGTTCACAGCATCACCTATGGCTGTGTAATCAAATCTATTTTCACTTCCCATATTCCCAATAATTGCTTCACCTGAATTAACTCCTATACCTATTGCTATGTTTGGCAAACCTTCTGCTTCTAATTCTTTATTAAGCTCTTTAATGTTTAACAGTATGTCCAATGCACAAGCTACACCAACTCTGCTATGATTTTTTAAGTCTAAAGGCGCATTGAATATTGCCATCATTGCATCCCCTATGTATTTATCAACCATGCCCCCATGTTCTTGAACCGCTATTTGCTGTGCTGTCAAAACTTTATTCATAATGTAGGTAACTTTTTCAGGGGTAACAGATTCAGACAATGCGGTAAAACCTCTTAAATCGGTGAATAAAAATGTGCAGGTTCTTTTCTCTCCACCGAGCTTCAAAAGATCAGGATTCTTTTGCAATTGTTTGACCTGTCTTGGGTCTAGGTAATGCTCAAATTGTTTCTTGATTTGTTGTCTAAGTTTGTATTGCTCTCTAAACCTTAGATAAAAAGCCGTTGATGCAATAATAAATCCTGAAATCAAAGACCATGTAACATCAAGCAAAATACCCTTATTAATTATCCAATAACCACCGTAAGCCACAGATAAATGCAATAAACTGGTTAATACTAAACCCCATGTTATACCCAAAGCGTTCAATACAAGCCATGTCAGTGCGCCTAAAACTGCAAAAATGACTAATTCTGCTGTCAAATTCCAATTAGGTACATAGGAACTGCTTTCAAGCAATATTGATTCAGATAGCGCAGCTTGTATTTTATGTGGCTCTAAAAGACCAACTGGTGTTGCTATCTGTGGCATAACACCTTTAGCTGTTACACCAACAAAAACAAACTTGCCTTTAACATCCATTTCTTGCAGTGTGGTTTGTGGGGTATCTACCCAACTTATCCATTGTCTACCGTATTTATCTAATTTAGTAGGTGGTATACCTCTAACCGCTATTTCTTCTATACCGTTTGCACTACCCTTGATGATGTAAGTCTTTTGCTGCGCTAATGCTTTTAGCACCTCAGTTCCAAAAGAAGCCACCCATCCGTCAGGTGTTTGCATAAGCAAAGGTATTTGTCGTACTAAATTATCAACTTCGGTAGGTGCAGAAGCTACCCCTTGTGATGCTGATGTTTGAAACATAGGTATATTTTGTCTTACCCCATTAGCTTTTATGCCTTGTATGTTTTCCCCTAAAATAACCGTTCCTGTAGTTGGTGGATAATCATTGCTTTCATTATTAAACATAGCTAAAACAGTTGGAAAGGTCATACGCATAGACATAGCAAAATCTGCATCTCCACCAAACCTATCTTTTTCAGTAAAAGCTATTACCCAACCAACACCGATAGCACCATTGCCATAAAGTTTTTTTTGTATTTCTGCGAGTCTTGATCTTGGAAAAGGATAACCACCTTCTTTGATAACATCTTCTTCAGTTATGTTAAGTATTGTAAAAAATCCTGTTGGTTGTTGCTTGGGGATTAAAGCATCAAATGTTTTAAGCTTTAAAGTTTGGTATGGCGTTGTCTGATATACCATTGGTAATGACAAGCCAAACATAACCGCTATGAATATAAGTGTTTTTTTCATGAGCCTTGCACTATCTTTATCACTGAATCACCACCACCATTAATCTTAACAGTATTAGATACACCGTTCTGTATAAATATAACTGTGTACCCCTGACTAGAGTTTAGATCAACTTGTGCCGATTGTTCAACCTGCCTACGCAATGAAATAATTTCACCTTGAACTAAAGTAATTATTTGCGTTTCAGTATCTTGTCCGACTTTTGTACCAGTTACCCTTGTTATTGTTTGCTCTTGGTTTAGATCATCCTCATTAAGCTTGTCTAACTCGTCAATGATTTTTAATAAATCCTCAAAAAAATTAACATCAAGAAAGTTAATATCCAGTTCAGTAAACTCTAGCTCATCCTTTGCAAAGTAGTCAGCATCAAGACCATCAAACTCCAAGAAGTCCACATCCAAAACATTGTCAGAAGATATCGTGCTTTCTTCTTGTTGCAGTACATTTTCCTGTGGCGGTTTAACAATAAGCATATTGTCTATTAGGTCTAAAGTTAAATCTAAAATGACTGGTTTGCTTGGTGAACTTTCAAATACTGTGGTCGTGGTTGCTTCATAAGGCTTATTCAACAATACAGTACCCATAGCAGTAGTAACCATAATTTCACCACTAGATATGCCGTCTGCATCAGGTAATAAAATTATTAGACTGCGACCTAACTCATCTACAGTAGCAGTAAAGTCTGTTCCACGAATGGCTATATTTGCAGTGGGCGTTTGTATGGTTATGTTTTCTTTGTCTATCCTGCCTAATTGCCCTGTGATAAAACGAGCAGTGCCACTTGCAAAGTTTAGAGCAAGCTTAGAATTAGATGGGTTGGGGTCAAAGATGTACTCATCTATGGTGAGTTGAGAGTGTTCCGTAAGCTTGACTGTTGAGTCGTCAAGAAACTTTATTGCTATGCGACCATTGGTGGTTTCAACATTATCATTTTGCTGAATGTTAAAGTCTAACTCAGCTTTATAAGGCTTGTCTCTTAATACTTGTGCATTGCCTGTTAGTTCTGATACATCTCCAATATCAACAGCTTGTAACTGTACCGCCATCACTTTGAATGACACAAACAGTACCACTGCTGCCACTTGAATTGATCTGTAACCAATCACTTGCTAATGTACTCTGTTGATCTATGTTGAATGTGCGAGAATTACCTGTGTGATCCAAATAGAAATATCCACCTGAATATCCATCTGCGTCAAAATTAATTGTGTTTGAATCTCCATCTACATCTACATAATTTGTTGCCAAATCATAGTCTATATCAAAATCAAAAGTATTGCTGTCGCCTTGGATAATCCAGTCAAGGTCAAGCGTGCTTGCTAGATCATTGTTTGCAACATCTAAAGTAAAGGTATTACTGCTACCAGTAACATCTACATTAAAGTTACCACTATCAGCACCATAAGTATTTGTAGGGTCAGTTTGTATGTTAAATGTATTGCTATCACCGTCAAACTCAAAAAAACCTGTAAAGGTATCAGCAGTTATATCACCTAGAAATTTATTGCTATCACCAATTTGATTGATGTCTAAGGTCATTGTTATGC